AGTTGGACAAGTTCTCAAATACATTTAAGGGTAGAAAGTCTCTTATCCTTGCTGTAAAGAACAAGGAAGCTTCAGTTAAGTGGCACGGGTTTGACTCGCAGAAAATTTCACAGGCAATTGGAGACCAGTTGACTGGTGATAGTTTGCACATCGTAAGCTCAGTTGAGCTTTCAAAAGACCCTAACTTTAAGGCAGTTTACCTTGGAGATGATCCAAAGGAGATCGCTAGGATGTCCCCACAGGAACAGCAAGCAGCGCAACAACTGAAGTCTAATCCAGACTTTGTTCCACATGAGGCATATCTGTGGTCGATGCTGGGACCAGCAGAGTCGAAGCACATCTACAATACCAACCAGCGATCTGTTCTGGAATCATTCCCTGATTTCGTGAACGAGTATTCCCAGTTGCCAGTCAAGCCGGGCAAGCTGAAGCTGAACGACCCAAACAGCAAGGCATCCGAATTTAACATCGTGAACACAATCCGCGATCAGTCTAAAATTAAGATTGTTTTCCGCGCAAAACAGGGTAGAAGTGATTGAGCCAAGAAACAAGACAATGGAAGACAATAACGACAAGCAAGTAGCCCAAGAATATATTCTGGCATTCAGTAAACCAACATCGACAAGTTCCGATGGATGGAAGCGAGCTGGCTATGAAATCTATGAGAGCGATGGCGGGGCATTCTTTGCAGTCCAAAAGGACGCTCCAGACCTTGCTCACGCACTGGCTTCATCTGCCGCCCAAGGGGATGGTGACGCAATTGATGCGATTTACGCCGATACGGACGCAGAGGTGGAATCCGAGTACAGGATGAAATACGGGGCGAAGGCATCAGGTAACTCTAGTGCAATTGCCAATGCTGCCAAACTCAAGTAAACACCAATGAGCGAGAAACTAGCAGCGGAACCAGATCACGAATGGTTCGCAGAGGTCATGCGTCGAGCCGAGGAACACGGCAACCGTCAGCGTGTGGAGTGGTGGAATCCACAAGCAGCCGCAAAAGCCCTGTGGCTCCTCGCGCAGGGTAAGAGCATCAAGTCCACCTCAGAGATCACAGGACTCGCTAGGGACACCGTACGGTCGCTCATGTGGCGGCACTCTGACACTCTGGAGACGAAGCGTAAGGAGTTCTCGCAGAAGTACGCGATGGCGGCAGAGACCTACACCGACCTGCTGTTCGCTAAGGCAGACCAGTTGTCTGACGATCCCGACCAACTCAAGAACATCTCCCCCGACCGACTTGCAATCACCGTGGGTGTTTTGACTGACAAGAGCATGCAACTATCTGGCATGGCAACCGCAGTGGTCGAGCATAGGCAGGGTGCGAGTATCGACGATGCCGCCAAGATGATCGCAGAGGCACGCTCACGCATTGCTAGCAAGGTAAAGTCGCAGGCAGTCGAGGCTGAAATTGTCGCATGATACAGGAACCAGAATCAAGGTTTGATGAACTGAGCTTCTACCACTATATGGTTGAGCATGATGGAAAAGCGCACCAGTGTAACACTCTGGCTTACGCATCGTACTTGGCTGAAAAGTTTGACTCCAAGGTGTGGAATGTAGTGCTTGAGAAGCATATCGAGCCTCACATTGGGCTTTGCGGACATTGCGAGAAATACAGCAAGCTTCACCTTGTTGACGGCAACCGAGGTTCACTGCCTCCAGAGGATGATACATTTGGATGTGACAGGTGTGGCAGCGTGTACAGGATCATAGACATTCTCATGGAAACTGACGCATACAAACCATGAAGTGGCGTACCCACCAGATTCTGTCGCCGCCTACGGACGACGAGATAGCCCTCATGGAGCCAGAAGAGCTTGTGGAACTCCACAGGGTCTATCACGAAGCTGTAGACAACGCAGAGCGTGATCCGTACCGCTTTGGCTTCCGACTACCGCACTGGGCAAAGGCCGAGGAGCAGTTGAGCGAGGTAAACGAGATCGTGGCACTGGGAGGCAACCGCAGTGGCAAAACCCAGTGGGGTGCGTTTTCGGTGGTTCGTGCAGCTATAGAAAACCCCAACTCAGAGATCATGTGCTTTGCACAGACATCAGAGGTGAGCATCCGACAGCAGCAGAGTGCCGTGTGGGACTGGTTGCCTGCGGAACTGCGGACCAAGCAGACATCCTCTGGAACTTACATCAGCTACACCAAGAAAAATGGATTCACGGACTCATCGCTAATCCTCCCCAATGGCTCACAGATCATCTTCAAGACATACTCCCAGTACCAGAACAACCCAACCATCTTGGAGGGAGCGGAGCTGGGTTCCCGCTCTCCTGTGTGGCATAATGTGGGCTGCTGGTTGGACGAGTATTTGCTTGGCCCTGAGCTAATCAACACCCTGCGGTTCCGACTCGCTACACGCAACGCAAAGCTACTGCTTACCTTCACGCCTATCGATGGGTATACGGAGGTCATCAAGGAGTATTTGGACGGTGCTGCCAGCGTCGAAAGCAGGGAGGCAGAACTGCTCAACGGAGAGCTAGTGCCGTACGTGCAGCGCAGTAAGAAGCGCAACGCGAGCGTCCACTACTTCCACAGCCAAGACAACCCTTTCGGTGGCTACGCACGTATCAGGGAGACACTGGTTGGTCGTCCTAGGGAGGAGATCCTAATTCGTGCGTACGGGGTTCCTGTAAAGTCCCATGCCACCAAGTTTCCCAAGTTCAACAAGGAAGTTAACATTGTTGAGCCTGAAAGCATACCTACCAAGAACGTCACCAGATACCACATCATTGACCCAGCAGGAGCCAAGAACTGGTTCATGTGCTGGATTGCAGTGGATGAGAGTGGGACGTTCTGGGTATATCGTGAGTACCCCGGCGTTGACGTGGGTGACTGGGCAGAATGGCGCGGTGGTAAGTGGGTTCCGGGACAGGGAGCGAAAGGCCAAGGGTTCGGTATCAGAGACTATGTTGAGTTAATTCGTGACCTTGAGGGTGACGAGGAAATCGCAGAGAGACTGATCGACCCCCGACTAGGCGCAGCCAAGTACCAAGCTGCTGACGGGGCATCCAGCATCATCGAAGACCTCAACGACCAAGATATCGTGTGCATTCCAGCCCCCGGCTTGGAAATTGATGACGGGTTGCAGGCTTTAATCGGGAAAATGGCGTGGGATACAACTATCCCGCGAGATTCCGTCAACCGACCACACTTCTACGTCAGCAGTGAGTGTGAGAACATCATACAAGCCCTGTCCGAGTACACGGGCGATGGTGGCCTGAAGGAGGCATGGAAAGACCCCATAGACGTTCTACGCTACGCAGCTGTGTCTGGTATTGACCACATGGATGGGCAGGCTATATCTGTGACTATCCAAGGACAAGGAGGATACTAACCATGGCAACAAATAAAAAAGCAGCAAAGAAGGCGGCAAAGAAGGTAGCACCTAAGGCAGTCGCAGAACCAATTGCGGAAGTCATCACCGAGGTTCCAGCAGTGCTGGTAAAGGCTTCCCCGCAGGAAGTCATGGTAATTAGCCTCGCCAACAACCCCCGATATGTATATGCCTCGTTAGAAGGGACAAAGATTGCGGTAGAAGTGCCAGCATGGATGTCCCCGCGACTCATCCGCAAGACCATTACGGTCGTTAAGAAATTAGACTCTGAAAACTACGAAATCTTCACAGATGGAAACTGAATATGACAACGAGGCACTCGAAGGCGAGGCCATGATCTATGTTGAAAAGGAGCCAAACATTGGCGAACTTGCCAACGCCTACGATACCTGCCTCATTGACCTAGACTACTATTTCGAGTCATGCCTGCGTTCCTACGAGGATCGCCGCAACATCTGGGACGGCAAGTCCGACGACCTGCGGAAGAATGGTGCTAACGCCTTCCCTTGGCAGGGAGCATCCGACCAAGAGGTCAATGTCATTGGCGAGCGGATTGACACCTATGTAGCCCTGTTCGACCAAGCCCTCCAGCGCAGTCACATCAAAGCCTTTCCGACCAGCATGGCATCCATGCCCCGTGCGGCAATGGTCTCTGGCTTCTTGAAGTGGATGCGCTCGACCTACATCCCCAATTTCCGTGAGCATATGGAACTGGGAGCCAACTACCTGCTTGAAAAGGGTCTCATGATCTCCTATGTGGGTTGGCAGCGTGAGTCCCGAACCTACCTCCAGACGCTGACCCTCGACGAGGTGGCGCAGGCCGCTCCAGAGATCGTGGACATGCTCCTAGACCCCAATGCCTCAGAAATGGCTCTAGGATTGATTTCTCAGGCTTACCCCGCACTTTCCGATAAGAGAGCCAAAAAAGCCCTCAAAGACCTCAGAACGAAGGGAGAGGCCCAAATACCGATTCCTAGGGTTTCCGTGGATCGTCCCGTAGTCCATTCCTGCGCCCCCGATGGCGAGGTTCTGTTCCCGTCCTATGTTTCGGACCCGCAACGCAGTCCCTACATCTTCTGGAGAACATTCCTAACTGCCCAAGAGCTTGAGAAGAAGGTTGCCAACGAGGGCTGGGACGAGGACTGGGTCGAAAACGCTATCGAGCGTCTGCGTGGTAAGGACTCCATGTACTATGACGGTGAAAAGCTCAAGACCGACACCCGTCTTCCCATCACCGACGACAACGACCTTGTCATGGTGGTATACTGCTACCAGCGTCTGATCGACGATGAAGACGGCAGCGAGGGCATCTACTGCACCGTGTTCCACCCGCAGTCAGAAGGCTATGCCAAACACGAACTTCTTAACGGCTATGACGACTATCCTTTTGTCGTAACCCGTTTGTCCAATAACCAGAAACGAATGTATGAGGTTTCGACCTTTAGTGACATACTCCGAGGCCCACAGATGCAGATCAAGACTGAGCGTGACTCGCGGATTGACCGTGCGTCTCTTGCAACTCTACCTCCTCTCATGCATCCTGCTGGTAAGCCTCCAAGTGATTGGGGTCCGGGCCGCAGAGTGCCTTACCGCAGGCTGGGCGAGATTCAGTTTGGCCCAACGCCGCCTCAGGACAATGGTTCTATCGAAGTTGAGGTTTCGATGATCGGCCAAGCCGACCGCTCCGTTGGTCTGGACATGAACAACCCGCTCGCAAGCATGCGCCAGCAGTACTTTGTCAGCAAGTTCTTGGACCATGTCCGAGATGTGCTGAACACCGCATGGAAGCTATTCCAACGCATGGGACCAGACGAGGTATTCTTTCAGGTGACTGGCAACCCCAACCCGCAGGTGATGACCAAGGGAAGCCCCGACGAGAACTTCAGCATCGTGGTTAACTTTGACTCGCAGTCCAACGACCCAGAGACGGCAGAGACACAGCTTAAGAACATGGTTTCACTGGTCCAGCTCGACCGCAACGGCATCATGGATGCAGAT